TTTTATTTAAACGTTTAAATAAAAATAAAAAGGAGGAATGATGTAAATGAAAATTACATTATTTGGAAACGAGTTTGATATCAAAACTCGTTATGTTGTAGGAGCTTCGGTATTAATGGCAATTGGTGTGGCAGCTACTGCAAAGTATGTTGCTGATAAGATGGTTACTAAAGAAGATGATCAAATCTTCGAATATAAGAATGGTAAACGTTTTATTAAGAATAAGGACGTTGCAGCAATGATGGCTAAGAAAGATATTGAATTAGCTAAAGCAAGAAGAGCTGCAGCAATGGCAAATGGAACTTACTATCCTGGAAATGATACAGTTCAAGTAAATGATGTTATTTTACCAGGGAATTATTATCAATATAGATAGGTAATATCTATAAATTAAAGGAGGAAATAGAATATGAATATTACTAATAAAGGATTATTAATAGGAGCAGGAGTTGTTGCATTAGGAATTGGAGTTGGAGTTTATCTTGGAAGAAGAAAAGCTAAAAAGAATAAAGAAAAAGAAGCAGAAAATGAACTAGCTGAAATGAAAAGATATGAAGAACAAATGAGAAAACAAGCTGAAGAAGAACAAGTTAGAGAGAAAGAATTTAATGAATCTTTCAAAACTACAGATGAGATGCTAAAGAAAGCTGAAACAGTTCAAAACGAACATCCAATTACTAGAGAAGATCTAGTGGAAGCTATAACTAAAGATCCAGCATTTGGTGATTTATTAATGAAATACATATCACCAGTTGAAGCTATGGCTATGAAACATATGCCATCTAGAAATGATGTTAAAGAAGAATGTAAAGAAGAACCTGTTACAGCTAATAATGGTTCAGATAATTTAACTGAACCTTATTCACATGGTGTTATACCTATGCATATAGTAAATCATAAAGAAGGTATAGAATATGATGCATATCCACCAGTTAATTCTATAAATGATATAGCAAATATTAAACCATTGAATACTGAACCAGTAAAGAAAACATTAGCCGATCAAGCTAATGAAATTCGTGAAGAATTTGATAATGCTATAAAATCATTATCTGAAGATGATCAACTAGCGATAGCAAATAGAATTCTTGATGGTGCTTTTATAGTTATGTGTGGTAAACAAGTTCAGTTATCAGATTTAACTATTATGAAAGCAGACATGAATCAAATAAGTGAAAAAGTTCTAGCTTTTATATTAGGTAATACATATCGTATAGATCCTAATATTCTGCATAGTAGTGTAAGAGACGTTATAAATAATATTATCGGGACTCCAAATAATAATCAAGTAGCTAAAGAAGATAATTCAAATATAAATTCTAGTATAGACAAGTATGAATATGAATTGCAAAGATTAACAGTTGAGCAACAATTCACAATAATGAGTAAGTTATTATCTGGTGAAACTGTTACAATTGCTGGTAGAAAAGTTGAATTAACTGACTTACCAGCTGTACGTAATAATGCTAGTTTATTAAGTCCAGAATTTCAAGCATATGTGGCTAATATGGTGAATAAACAAGTATCAGCTCCACAACCATCTGCACCAATTACACCAAGTGTTCAAACGTTCGCTGTGCCATTCGCTGCACCAAATGTGAATACAAGAATAGATAGATTTGGTAGCAAAATTCCAGCTTCAAATTGGAAAACTAGTGCAGCTGCAGCTAATATGTGGATTAAAAATTATAAAAACTAAACATAATAAAAACATAACTCTGTAAAATTGGAGGTGAAGTATATGCCATATGAGTTCAAACCGTATGATTTTAAATCCACTACAACTGATATTGGAGAAAAAGAAGGTGCTGATAAGAGTATCATAAAGAAAGCTACATCCTTATTAACATCTATTATAAATCCTAAGCAAGGAAATAGTGTTAAAATAAAGATTCCTAATATGCATACTATCAGTGTAGATATAGGAGGGCTGCAATTTATGCATGAAAACGGATGTACTGTCCGTTTTACAGAGTTAAATGACTACAAAAACCTAGACTTCCCAATAAGAAGACTAGAGATTACTATGCCAATGAGACTTGCTACTAAGTTATATAAACTAAAGGGAGATGTAATTCCAAATTTCCCAAAAGCATTGGCAACATATATTCAAGTTATTCCTGTTTCTAAGTCTAGATTCCAAGAAAAACCTATTGAATCTGGAGCTTATGTAGGAATACTACAAGATAATGAAATGAAAGTGAAGGTTCAGGATGCGGTTAATACTAAAAGTGAGAGTAGTATGTCACCTATAACTGTAAAATTACAATTATATAAACCAGGAGAGATACATTATCAATCTAAAGCTTCTATTAATTTTAATATGCCGAATCCTACACCTTCCCAACTTATACAGTACGCTTTTAAGACATCTTTTAATACTTATCAGCTATGTATGAGTAAAATAGAAAATGATAAACCGATGGGAAGATTTATAGTACCATTTACAAGTTTTACAGATCTTATAAAATTTATAGACCAAGAAATAAACTTGTATTCTACAAAGTATTACACTTGTGTAGACGGTGATACATTCTATCTATTAAATTCTGACAATAACCCGAATGTAGATAATGCTAAATTAACTACAAATCTTTCTGTACTAGTAGTTAGAGAAGGAAGTGAAAAAGTATACCCTAGAGTAATAGTTAAATTAGGGAAGACTGATTATAGAATAACAGAGTCAGTTGCTAATGTTAGTGTTAAAGTTATAGGTTCTTCTTCTTATAGAGATAATAAGATATATGTGACGCCATCTGGTAAACATATTAAACAAACTTTCCCTATGAGTAGAAACCAAGAAGTAGTATTTAAGAATTCTGAAGCACTTCCTGGTAAAAAATTAGACAACACTGTATATGAGGAGATTACTATCAACTGTCAGGGATTGCCAGTTCAGAAGTTTACTCCTCTCTCTAATATAATAACTACAGACGCCAAGGGTAATATGCGTGTCTATAGATTTACTTATAAAGAATTAAACATTCTGTCTAGTGCAGAAACTAGTGTAACTATTAAAGGTGTAAGATTAATCGATGGAGATAAAGATAACGTGGAATTTAAACAACAATCTTAGCTTTTAGATAATTACATATAATAAAGCGAAATATATAACATTTATATATATTTTAAATAAAGCGATAATACACAATCCTTCTCCAAAATAAAATTATTATAGTATTAGATTATCAAAGTTAAGTAAATTACTTGTGTATTATCGAAAAATTGTATTATGGTGCTTAGTTCCTATCATTTCTCTAAGCACCTATTTTATTTTGTCTGACGTTATAATTTAATATAAAAAAATTTTTTAGGAGGTATTAAGAATGGCAGTTTTAGAAACTACTAACTTGACAGGTGCAATGAACCTGATCGAAAAAAGATTAAAGGAAGGGGATTATTTTGAAAATAAATATCCTGTGATGTACGGAACTACAAATGATGACGGTTCCGATGGTATGGAACCAAAAGTGTACAGAGTCAAAGAAGCATCAGCAGACATTGACAATACAAAACAAGCTAAAGAAGTTAAAATCCAAAGAGATTTTAAATCAGTTGATGGAAAATCAATTTATTTCTCTATTGATGCAAAAATTAAAGATTATATATTTGAAAATGGGTTAGATAAAAATGGTAAGAAAAGATATTCTGCATTACCAATGTTATCACTTCCAAAAATGGGAACTGAAGATTTACTTAAACTTGCGGAAGAAATAGTGACATTTGCTGAAGGAGCATTAAATACTGTAAAAGTAATGCTTATGGCAGACAAAGAATTAGGAAATGTTAAATCTGTAATGACTGGTCTTCCATTATATAGATGTATTGCAAATGTATCAAACGGGTTAACACCTGAACAATTACAACAAATATCAGCACTTGATAAAACATTATTAGAAAACTTCAATAATTCTAATATAGATTTCAATGTAATGAAAACAGAACAATTAGTTCTAGATAGAATTATGATGATGTCATTCTCTCATATGAAACAACAATTAAAACAACTTGGTAAAGATGTTAAAGACACTAACCTTGCTAAATTGGTTCCATATGTTGAAAATGCTAATGCAGAAGCAATCATCATAAACCAAAAGACAAATGTATCTAAATTAACAGGTACAACTCCTGATAGCGAAGTATCTAAAGATGGTATGAGCTATAGAGGATTTTACTAAGATAGGAACACGTTAGACGTGTTTACTATAAATTTCTAAAATTTTTAAATTCTCGGATGCAAAATTCATGCATCTAACACATCTTGTGACATTATGTCATAAGTCACTTAAGGTGAACTTGCACGTTGCCGTTCACCGCTCCTTTGAAAATTGTATTGGTGTTTGTTAAACTGCCGAGTATATTCCAGTATACTCGGCCATCCATAAGATAGTCCAAAGCATAAATTATAACAGTTAAATAACTCCAGTTATTAATTTTAAGTTTATGCAATACTTTAAGAATAACATATTTATCACAGAAAGATACGTTTATTTAATTCTTTCTTATTCCTTTAGAAAATTTTATTATTGGCTTTGGACTATGCTATGGGTGTTATAGCACACCTATCGGAAGATATAGTAATGTATCGCCTATAACCATTATTATATCATTTACGCATTCCTTTATATTATATTCATTAGAAAGCCCTCTCTCGTTTTGAGAGAGGGTGGACTGATGTACCGCAAAAATTTTTTATTGAATTAATTTTTCCCTGGTATTTTCTTGGTTTTTATTGTTTTGAAATCCGTATATTAACAATTATCCTGTATTAAATTCATTAAAAGTGAGGTGAAAAGGCATGGAAAATACTAAAAATACAAGTAAAGAAAGTTATTTAACGAAACTTAAAAACACTCTAGTTAAACACTTTACTAACACTATAAAATCTGAAATACAAGAGTATAAAGATAATATGGATCTTAAATATGATTTACCTGTTAAGACTAAAGAGTCGCTAGCAGCATATGTTCAAGAAATGGTAAAATTTAATGGAAGTGGAAAAGTTTCTGAAAAAATACGTGCAACAAAAGAAGAACTTAAAGAACTTCTACAATCTGCTAAAGAACAAACTGCAGCAGCATTAAAGGGTGATAAGTCTAAATATGATGAAGACGCAATGGATGATTTATTAGATGATGAATTCGATATAAACTTCGATGAAGAAACTTCTAATGAATCTGTTGATGAGATTGTTAGTGCGGACCCTGGTGATAAATTCGAATACGCATTAACTGAATACGGTAAACCTGAAAAAGCAGCGGCTGCTATTTTTATTAAAATGTTAGCTGATGCAAATATTGCTGGATTTAGGGATGTTCTTAGAGATAAACCAGAAGACTATTTAAAGGATCTTTTAGATGCAGCTGAAGTTCTATATGATGGAGTCAATAAACCACAACAAACTGAGCAGGATAAAGAAATTGAGAGATTATCTAAGACCATAGCAAACCCTGCAATTGGTATGGAAAGAGACTCATTTGAAGAACTTACAGAAGAATTATCAAATGTTAAACCTGTTATAAATACAACAGTTATAGGTGAATTAAATCCTCAACAAATCGAAGAATTTGATTTAGCCGAACTTAAAGAGTTAGAAAAATCGTATTACGATGTTCTTAATAAAACTGTTGAAGATATTATATCTAGTAAATCGTTACTTACATTTAATAATTATATTGCATCTGTATGTAAGTCTTTACTTAAAGATACAGAAGATTCTCGTGAATTTAGTCTAGATGATCCACATAAATTAGTGCTTGAATTAGTTGGTAAAATATCTGAAGGTACTATTACTGATTATATTCCAGTTACTATTTTTATAGGTATATTATTAAATTTACCTAATTCTGGACATTACCAAACTTTTAGAGACCTTAATACAAAATTCAATGAAGTGTTCAATAAAATGAACTAAACTTAAATATAGGAGGAAACCATGGATAACATATTTGAAGCATTGGGATTCGCTTTTAAAGGTAAAGTATCAATGGAAGAAACAGCTTCTGACCATTTCGAACAAATACCTACTGCTGTGGACCCACAAGAAACTGCTACATTTATTGACAAATTGGAAGACGACCATGAAGGAGTTAACCAAGAAAGAAGAGCTGACGAAACTCTTCCTGAAGAAAATGTTGCAGATGAAATAGCAAGAGAAATTGAAGCTATAGAAAAAGAAGGAGCACTAGACGAAAATCTTTCAGGTGAAGGAAATGACATAATGGATATTCCTGAAAACCCTAAAGCTGAAAAGATGGGAGGAATAGCACCAGTTGCTAGTGATGAAGAAAGAGCTCCTGAAGTAATTGAAAAGATTAAAGAAAATTCAAAACCAAACCAAACTACTATCGATGATACTGGATTTGCTGGTAATAAAGAAGTAGAACATATGATGGCTGAACAAAATGGTCAAGAATATGCTGAACATAATGAAAATCAATCAGTATTCTCTGATGCTGAAAATGAAACAGAAGTTACTTCTGCTGATAAAATGTATGTTCAAGTTCCAGGTGATAATGGAAATGATGAATTTAAATCTTTAGAAGAAGCTCAAGGAGATCATGGTTCTACTGAAACTAATGATACTCCAAGTGAAAAGAAATCTGTTAGTATAGGAGATATCCAAGGAGATACTAGTACTATATTAGACGCAGATGGTGGAGTAGAAGATGCTTCTGGTAGTGGTGACTATGACTCTACTGATGATTATTCTGATGAAACTGATGAAGTTGAAGAAGAAGACGCTGCTGAAGATGAAGAAATTGAAGAAGAAGATGAAGAAATAGCTAAGGAAGACGTAGATACTGAAACTGAAGATGAAAAAGAAGAAGAAGTTGAAGAATCTGAAGAAACTGAGGAAGAAGCTGAAGAAGTTAAAGAGGAAGAAGCTCCTGAAGAAGCTGATGAAGCACCTGAAACTCCAGAAGAACCTACTGAAGAAAGTGAAGAACCAGCTGAAGAAGCTGACGGTGCTGACGAAGCTCCAGTAGAAGCTCCTGCAGAAGGTGCAGAGGAAGGTTCTGCAACTGCAGAAGTTAATAAAGAATTAGCTCTATTAGATTCTATTGAATTTAAAGGTGTACTTGGTGGAGATAATGAAGATTTAGAAGCTGCTAAATCAAACTTATCTAATCAATCTGAAGACAGTTCTACATCATTTGATAATGTATCTACAATGAAATCTGTAAATACTGCTGACGGAAATCAAGAATTTTCTACAGAAGAGATGCCTGATGGAACTGAACAACCAAAAGAAGGTAAAGATACTTTAGCTTCTACTGTAACAGAATTAGCTTCTCAAGATGAAAATTTTGATGCTGATAAAGTTACTATTAACAGATATGATCAAGTAGGTGAAGGATCTGGTGGAGAAGATACAATGGGTGATGATGTATCATCTGATGATATGGGTTCACCAGCTGATGATGCCGGAGATCAAGGAACTGAACCTGAAGTTCCAGAAGAACCAGTTGAAGAAGCTCCTGCGGCAGAATCTGTACAAGCTACTTGGAGACAAAAAATGGAAATGGCTATATTCCATGCATTAAGAAGAAAATAAGATAAGTAAAATTTTGGATGGTATTAACTTATAATGGGTTATTACCATCCATTATTTTTTATTTTTGGTTAAATTTATGTATAAAATAATATATACCATTATAAATGTATTTAAACGCTCTATAATGCTGTTATTACGCGTTTTATAAATGTTTACTATTAATCTTATGACTTTTATCTTTGAATAGCCTTAAAACGTGTATAATGAGCTTATATGACGTTTTATGATGTTATATGTAATTTTACACAATAAATATGTGAGGTGAAAATATGAAAGATGTAATATATAATATATATAAAGAGCGTACTACTAAAGAAACACATGATAATATTTCTGATTTAATCGGTCTTTATATTAAAAAGAATATGTCAGTTCTTACAGATGGATTAATAAATAATTACCCGATTCTAGGAGAAAGTACTCGTAATAAGTTTGCAGCATTTTATAATATATCTCCAAATGATTGGAAAGAGATATCTAAAAGTTCTGAATATAGACTAATGGCTAGATTAGCAGATCCTTTAAAACTTGGACTACTATTTAGTTATTTTGAAACTAGAAATCCTATATTTATAAATTTTCTTGGTATATTATGCTATAGTTTATATATGTTTAAATACTTTCCTAGAAAATTTAATAAACTAATAATGCAATACACTATAGATGAATTTGATTCTAGACTTGATTATAATAAACTTGGTAGAAACCTATTAATAGTTATAGGAAAGAAAACAGAATCATTTATTCAAAACTGGGAAAAACGTATAACTAAAAACCCATCTGATAAATTATTCCGTGAAATGTTAAAAGATTTTACTCCTAGATATAATAATATGATTAATAGTATAGCTACTGCATACCATAAAAACTTCAATGACCCAGATGTTAGAATTCAAATAGCTTATGCTAAATCTGCTGATGGTAAGAATAATGTAGCTGGTGCTGGTTTATTTGAAGCTATTAGAGAAATTGCTATGAATAATCTACAGTCGCCATCTAGTCGTATATTAGATATGATTGGTCTTGGTAATAATAACCCTAAGAATATGAAGTATAGAACATTACTTATAAGCAGGCTAGGAGACCAATATATAAATACATCTAGAGTTTGTAGTAATATACTTGATGAATGGATGAAACGTAATAGTGATAAGCTTACTATGAAAAACTTTAGGCTAGGATTTGTAAGATCTATGAGTATTGCTAGACATATAACTTATATATTTGATGCATTAGATAATATAATATATAATATGATGGCTGATAAACCTAGAGAAGAAGCTAGATTATACAATAAAGTACAGCTTCGTAAATGGTTATATCAATATCTTTTATTAGTATTATATTTATCGAGTGGTCAATTATCAGTTGATATATCTGCACTTGAAAGTATCAACATAGACTACGATACTTTAAATGGGTTTGATTTAACGGAGGTATAATATGAAGTATGATAAAGTTAAAGACGAAGATATAGAGTTTGCAGTATCTGAAACTATACGTGTGTTTAAAATGCTTGATGAAAGTGAAGGTGCTAGAATAGAAGAACTATTAACAACTTGTGAAGATAGAGACCAGTTAGTAGAATATCTTATTAATATATTGAACTTCTATGCACAACCAAACCGTCACGTATTACGTAGAGTTAGAGAAAGTGAACAAATAATAAACCAAGAATATGTGCATTTGCCACATGTTAATATAAGAAATGGTAAAGGAGTACTTTCTAATAAAAAACTTCTTATACTTCCATTATATGTAAGAGCAAACCAACAAATAGCTCTTAAAGAAGGTAAAGCTGCACAAGAAAGTACACTACGTAATATAACAGGACAAGTAACAGGTGCGTCTAAATCAGGAAGTTTATCTGATAGTGAAATAGCTACATTAATAGGAAATGGTTCTCCTAATATTATTAAAGAAATGTTAGGACCAGCATCTCATGACTTAGTTGCTAAACGTGAAATGAAACAGTCTATAATAAGAACAGGAGACGTTTCATTAAAAGATTTAACAGATAGTCCAGAAAATAAGAAGTCACTAAGATATATGAGTGAAGTACTTAAAGCATATGGATTAGATAATGACTTGGTTGATGTACCTATAAAATAATATAATTAATAAAATTGGAGGAAAATAAAATGAGTTGGTTAAATAAGAAAATAGACAAGACTTTAAATCGTTATGTCCCTACTGGATTTGCAACATTTGATATTATGATGGGTGAAAATGTTAGAAAGACAGATGGTACTTTAATAAGTAAGAATAGAGGATTTGCTATCGGTACTCATAACTGTATAGCAAGTAAACCAGGTGCTGGTAAGTCTACATTTACTATGGATGCATTATCATTCGGTTTACATTTAGGATACCCACTACATAGATTAGTAGTAATAGACGCAGATAATGCAGTTTATACAGATCAAAGACTTAAGAAACTTACAAAATTAGATCAAGAAACTATATCAGATAGATTTACTGTAATATCTACAACTAGTCCAGATGACTTAGCATCTATAATGAAAGAGGTTGATGCTGAATATAAAGAAATGAAATATAAACCAGTATCATTTCCAGACCCTCAAAATCCTGGCCAAACTCTTAAAATGATGCCATTTGTTACTCTTATAGTTGATACTGTAACATCTATTAAATCTGCAAATAATGATATAGAAACTGGTGGAGATGTAATTAATAATACTGTAGGTCTTACTACAAATAGAGAGCTTACAGAATTTACTAAATCTGCTACTAACTATTGTGATGGTAATATAATTATTATATGGGTAGCTCACTTAGGGGATAATGCTCCTAAAATTGGTCAATATGTAGCTGAAAGAGATTTTAAATCTGCTCCTATTGATAAGAAGATTAAAGTTCCTAATGCTGTAAAAGCTAAACTATCTTCTGCGTTTGTTCTTGAAAAGGTTGTAGACTCTGTTGATAGAGGAAGTGCTTCTAAAGGCCATGTTATATCTAGACTTAATCTAGACCCATCTACTAATGCATTTAGTACACAAGGACGTATGTGGAAAAGTAGAACCGGTACTGAAGGAAGTACAATTACTGAACTTGTAAATATTAATGCTGAGTTTGATAGATTTGCAACTCTTGTTATAGATTGTGAAAATATAGGAGTATTTAAGAAAGGTAGTGGAATGTACCCATCTGCAGAATATCCTCATATATTTAAAGATAGTATTGATGCTGAAAAAGAAAATAAATATATGAGTAGTTATAAAAGACAAACTCTAACTATGGATGGATGGGATAGACCATTTAATCTTATGGAAGCATATGCATTAACACACTACGCTGGAGAAGACAGTAAATTATGTGAACTTAGAGACAAGTTTACTACATTATGTCTAGAAAACTTAGAAAAGAAGACTAGATATGAACTAGAAGTTAATAATATAAATAGCGATGACCTTACTAAACATAAAACTTCTATAGGATTATTTATGCGTATTAATGAAATGAATAAAGCTTCTAATATGTTCAATCCTATCACTGATAAAGATGATAGTAAGGCTATGGTACAAGATGGAATGGAAACGAAATTAGGTGAAGATAGTGATGAATAAAAGAAAGTTAGTATATTTAGAAGATAAAAACCAAATAGTAGGTGTTTGGACTGATAATACTGAAGATGAAGTAGTTTTAGTAACATCTGTAAAGGATTGTACTATATTAAATGATGGACAAGACTGTAGATATACATTATCGAAAGCTATGGACCCTTGGACACATCATATTATGGTACATCCTAATGGATGTATTGAGTTTGAGAAACGTGAAGATGTTGCTAAACTTCTAACAGAGGAAGTGAGAAGATGAAAACATTTTATTATGATAGTGAAGAAAATGTATTCGGTATAAAAGATGATGAGAAATTTAAAATATTAAAGTTTAATGTATTTAAATGCTCAATCGTTGGAAATAAAGCTACCGTATACTGTGAAGAAGGTATGATAAATTATAATTTATTACCTGATGGGAGTGTAACAACTGAAACTATGAATTAAGAGGTGATTGGAATGAATAATATAACTCTAACTATCTATAAGTGGTGGACTATGTTTACAGTTAATAATAGACCTTATAGTCTAGATGCATTTTTATCTGTTGAAAATTATGTAAAGAAACTTATAGTAAATATGTATAATAGAGAAATGAAGCATGATACACAAAATTTACAAGGTACTAATAAAATTAATAGAACCCTTGTGTATCAAATAATGAATAACAAATTTGTAAATCTACCTAAACTAAAACCAAATGTTCATGTAGATTCAGTAGTTATAGAAGGTAATGATGTGTCAGGTAAGGAAACTTACTCAAGGTTTCTTTATCTAGATATAGATAAAACTATGTCAGAAGTTAAATCTGACAATAGTAGTCAAACTGTACATTTAGTAAGTTTTCCTACATACACTAGTCAAATTGGTAATCTTATAGCTAAATTATTAAGAAAGCACAATAAGACTAATTTTGATAGGTATTTACTTAACTGGTTATTCTGTTACGATAGAATAAATACAATGATGAATATGTTTGATGAATTTAATAGTCAATCTGATTTAATACACCATCATCATGTATTAATATTTGATAGATTCTACCAATCAAATTGGATATATAATCAAATGGATTCTAGAGATGCTGTGGTAGAGTGGCTATTGAGAACTGAAAAGGTTATATTCGAACCTGTTAATGTTAAAGATATAATAATATTCCATAGAGATAAACATGAACCAGATAAAGTGCATGATAAACTTATTAAAGACAAAAAGAATAAAGATTTAAATGAAACTATAGAATTTCAAAAAGTTATTAGAGATAGATTTATAACTAGTAGATTCTATAAAAAGCTTAAAGTTAATTATTTTGTAGGTTCTCCTAAGATACATTACTTTACAGTTAAAGAAGTAGTTGTAGATGATAAACCAAGAGAATCAACATTCTTAGGATATTTACATAAATCTTTAAGATTATTCCATTCATTTGGAAATAAATAATAATTATATACAACAAATAATACGTAGGTGGAGACTTGTTAATCAGGAGATTGGGCCCATGCACGAAGCATTTATTAAAGTCTTCTTAAAATGTTATCATCCGTCACTGGATAATAGCAGGCAACGTTTCCCACTTACTTACACTTTTTTATTTTTTGATTTATTACAGAATCGATATTTTTTTGGTAGAGAGCTAATTCAAATTTTATTGAGCTATGAAATAATACATACGGTTACTATCGATTCTGTGCTAAAATTATCCTATCATATAACTACCCCTCAGTTTTGAAATAAGTTATATCTTACTTTCCTATTTATGGTAGGATAATTTTATCATATTTCCAATTTTATTAACTATATATTTTGAAACGTAAATAAAAGGTGATACCCCAATTATGGCACAAAACCATAATTGGGGTATGCTTTTTATTTACCTTTTACTTTAGTTCGACACCAGTTGCTTTTTTCCAAATATTCTTTACTAAATAAGTTACATATTTAGTAGCAGCTTCTGTTCTCAATATTAGTAAAAATAATCTTTTACCTCTAAAGATAAACTTTGGATTTTCTAGTCTGTTTGTAACACTTTCTATAATCTTTTCTGTTACAACTTCAACTTTAGCATCGTTGCCTTTCTTTTCTTGGAATTCTTTTATAGTTTCAGCAGCTTGAGCTTTAACTAAACCAAGACTTTTAACTCCAAAATAAGATATAACTCCGGCTATTATTAAAGCTGATAATAATATCAGAATAACAAATAGTCCATAGTCTGTGTTCAAATAGTATACAAATCCGTCAACTAACATTTGCCATAATTTCATACACTAAACCTCCTACTTTAAGAATTATCTAAGACAGGTAGGTTGTTAATAGCCGAAATTACCACAATCTCTTATCTTTTTTATTATATTTATTATAAGAAGTAACTGATCTAGCCCTTCCCATCATTTGTGTATCACTAGATATACTATTATTAAATGTATTTAACATAGTAACCATACTAGGAAGTCTCATATTAAATATATCTTCTTTACCAGCTAGTTGTCCATTTAAACATTCTTCATTTATTTCTTCATCATTTAAATAAACTTTAGATCCATTAACCCATTTCCATGCAATTATCTTATCATATATCTTATCATCAGTTCCTCTATAGTTAATAATCTCATATTCTATTTTACCTTCTTTATAATAATTAGTATCTTCTAAATGAGAATTTACCAATGATGTAAGAGATAATACTTTTATTTTACTATAATCTACTATAAAGTTCCAATTCTTTTCTAATGATAATCTATAATCTGGTTTAATTGCAACCATATAAGCCAGTGCAGTGGCCATAAGGTTGTCATCATGACATCCATATTTGTGATTTATCTTACCACCACGTTCTTCTCTTAATGTTCCAAGCTCACTATATGAAATAATATTACCAAATGCATACGGATATTTATCTATAAGTTGACGCCATAATTCTGTAGTTATATACTTTCTAGTATCTGCACTACGTTGTCTAGTCCCAAATGTAGATAATATATTTCCACTAAGCTTTTTATTAGTAAATCTAAAACTACTATCGTCTAGGTTTTTATCTACGTGTTTATCTATTCTAAATAAATACGGCTCTAGTCCAGACTTTCTCATGTTATTCATATATATTTGACCAACACCATCGACTTCTGGGTTTATAACCATAATCATATTAGGATTAACTTCTCTAAGCCAATTAAAGAATTTAATACAAACAAAACTAAAATCATTTACGTCTAATGAGTTAGTGTTCCAGTTGAGTATGGGCTGAAATGTTTCCATGTCCATAATAAATACAACGGAACTGTCATTACCCCCGAAGGCTATATCAACTCCAATACTAATAGCATGGAACTTTCTGAGGTAATCTTCAAATGGAATATCTTCATGACTAAAATATGTCATCTTATGATTTTTCATAAACATAAGAGTTCTATGAGGTGTTTCTTTAGCAAGTTTACTAACACGTCCCATCAGTTTTTGACCATATAAGCTTTCACTATCAACTTCAAGCCAACGATTCAACATATCTGTCATAAATACTTCTCTATCATTACTTTCATTAATACTCTTTTCAAGCCATGCTTCATTAAATCCAAGTTCAAAGTACTCATAACTCATAGTCCAGAAATGCTTCTTACTATTATTCATTACTTTACATAGTTCTTCATATGTATAACCAAAGAATTCTATATCAAATTGAGCCATTTCCTTAAATACAAGTTCATACATAAGTCTTCCACTTGTAGTATTAAGTTTACCTGGTGTAGATGTGAAGTATATACCATGTCTTTGATTACTACGAATAGCAAGTAGTCTAGCAGTACCATGTGCAAATAGTATACCCCCAAGCATTGCAGTTGTATGACGTATAAAGTTAATTTCGTCTACGTATACAAATCTAGGTGAGTCTCCCCGCCCGGTTCTTTCTGCTTGAGTTTCACTTGTACCTACTGCGAATATCTTTAAGAAGTTATTTCTTTCTTCATTCTTTACTTCTCTAGCTTTAAGAGAAGGAGAAAAATCTTCCTCTTCTACTAATACCTGCTTACCTTTTACTTTTTTTGTCTTTATCGTATGAAATTTAAGAAATCTAGGTAGCATATTAGCAGCATCTATCATTCCCCGTCTGTTCTTACCAGCTTCATCTTGGTTAAAGTGTACTACTAACATCTTAGCATTACGAAGACCAGCTCCCCAGTCCATTCCTAATACTTTAGTAAGGTCGAATGTTTTACCTGTTTGTCTTGACTGTTCCCGATAGATATTAAATCTTTGAGCATATAACCATAAGAATGTCCATGTGGCAATAGTCATTTCATATGGTATTCTTTCTCCTGTAGCTTCGTCCATTATACGACCAGCTTCTCTAACCATATAAATAGGATTCTGTTCACATTCAATAGCAGCTGCTATCTGAATTTCACTACTAATGACAGGATTATCTATATCTATACCAAGTAACATTCTATTAAGAGTTATAAGAGGAGCTTTATGGTTTATATTAATACCTAAGAAATCTCCCATTTTCTCTAACATAAAACTAAATTCAACCCATTGATGATTGACTGTACTATAATCATAATATATAGGAATAGCTTTTTTATGTTCGGCATTATAATAAATATCATAAGCAAAATCCGGAAGACCATCTACTTTAAGTGCAACTTTAGCCTGGTCTGATAATTTAGTTTTATCAAGTTTAGGGAAGTTACCATTAAATATTTCACAATAAGGAAATCTAAAGTCATCTTCTTTACCTTCATTCTCATTCTCGGCTTCAATAAAATTACTTATAGCTTCCAATACTTTTTGCTTATTCTCATTATACTCCTGAAATGATATATTATTATCTATTACTAAATTTTCAGGTGGTTCTATACCTTCATTTCTATACTTGGCTATTTCTTCTCTAGTGTTACGTATAAATTGATCATATGTACTATCAACAAAGTTTACCAATACATCTTTTTCTATACCAAGATCCTTAAGGAAGTTATCAAATTTCTCATGTTTATTATGCATAATTTCTTCGTAACTAACCATAATACCTCCGTACATAAACGGGAGCTTTCGCCCCCGCTGTTATTTTATAGCTTTACCATACCATATAATATTCCAGAATTTTCTTTTATTACACTACGACTAGCCATCATGTCTGCTAGTATTATACGTTGTGCATCTAGAAGTCCTAAAGCTTCTCTTAGAAATTCATCTTTAGTATCCATTTCTACAGATATTATACTACCAAGAGTATTTATTTTATTCATTAGAACTTTCATTCCATCAGTTGTCTTACAATTCATTGCATCAGACTTTATCTTCATAAGATCATTTTCAAGATCTATATAAGTTTCTCTATCTTTAGGTTTTAACTTAGCTAGTAATTTACTTCTAGTAACCATGAATTCTGATTTATCACTAACAGATTCCATACCAATTGTAGCATATCTAGCAGGTGCATTTTTAAATGCATTATAAGATTTCTTTAAATTATATTCTGATAATATATCATCTTGAAGACTTTCTAATGAAACTAATTTAATTCCTGTTATAATCTTATTAGCATAAACAGGTCTATTCATTTTATTTATAGTTATAACAGCATGTCTTTTCTTTTGATACATTTCAAGAACTTCATTTATAGCATCATCACTAAAGCTTGGTAAGTCTTGGTATCCTTTAATTAATCTGTTTCTCCATAAGTCTGCAGTCATTATAACGCTATCAAATGATCCTCTATTTTGAACACAATAACTAAAATCTCTCATAAGCTTTTTAATACTGTCACCTATATCATCTGTATCGATTCCATTTACACTATTATATACAAGTTTAAATAAGAATGCAAGTTTAACAAATGTTTCTAGGTTATTAGATACGATATCTCTATTACCGTATATATATACCACATAAGTATATAAAGTTAATTGTAATCTTATAAACTTATCTAATATAGCGTTTACTATAGCTTCTGCAAATATTTCTCTGTCACCGTGGATCATTTTATGTGTAATAATTCTTAGTAATAGTGCATTATACTCTAAGTCTGTATTAAACCATGCAACTGGATAAGAATCGTCATACATACTTAGTCCAAAGTCGCTACTATATTTTGTAGAAGTATCTGAGTCTGTATTTGTAGAATATCCCATATATCTTCTATATATGTCAGACTTTCTAATATCTACACCAATACCAATAAGTCTGCTGATATCAATATGAGCAAACAGTCCCTTACCATTATCTCCATTTAGAATAAAGAAATGACTATCGGCAAATAAATCAGTTTTACTTCTTTCTTTAATTTTAAGAAGTCCATAGATATTAAAGAATTCTTCTGGTATAAATTTTGCACTAGCAGATAAATTATATGATAATCCAATGTTATTGAAAGCATGAGCACAGTCATTAGGAAGTTCTGTATACTTTTTAATTTCTTCAATTACGTCTGGACTTAAACATTGTAATAATCCAGCTTCTTTAAGATCTTCCATTATTTCATATTTGTTCTTATTATATATGATACTTTTAAACTTACCATATTTTTCTCTGGCCATAGCTTCACATTTTCTAATAACTTCAGCCGCTTCATAGTTTTCATTAAAGAAATCTTTATAATAGCCATAGTTATTACATTCTTCATACTTTTTAGCATAATTAGTTATAAACATCATAACCCTCCTTTAGGTTTACATTTTAATATATATTGTTTAACACCGCCTTGTTTTTCGGGTAAAAACAACCGGACTGTTAATTATCTTATAAGAAAGGAGGGAATTTTATGTATAATTTACCTGAGTATATAGCAGCTAGAAGAGCGACTAGTATAGTTAAATCTTTTATAGTTAATAAACGTTCTTATACCGCTAGTACTGATAATGGGTCTGAAGATATTTCTATAGGATTAGTAAATTTAGACTTTAGTTCAGTTAATAAAGAGCTAGTTCTTATTAATGCTAAGCTTAAAAAACTTATAGAAATATGTAGTCCTGGAGCTATGTGTAAGAGATTCTTATTCGTAGAACCAGCTAATAACATAATAATTCCGTTATTTCTATTTGAAACCTTTGAACCTTCGCATTGTTATATACCAATCGTGATAACTAATCGTAGTATATTAATGATATCTCCATTTGGGGTTAGTTCTAGAGGTGACGTAGAATGGATACGTGAACTTATGCCTACGTTTACATTACAAGAATGTAAAACTGATGAAGATTTAGAAAAGTTAGCTCTTTCTAAACTAACATATAAAGATAATGATGAATCTAAAGAAATTACAGTTATAGATGCAATTCGTCTTAATATAGAATACTTCATTAGTGCAAATCAGACTACCGATAAAGTTATCACAGAAGCATATTACGACGTTGATACAACATTTAGTCGTGAAATATCTCCTGATGATCCTATTTTAGAGAAATTCAGTTCTAAGCATGAAGAATTATCAATGGAGTCTGTTATGAAAATAGTAGACAACAGTGATCTTCCTATTACAGAATACGATTATATACCTATAGAAGTAACTACAAAAAATGGAAATATATATAATTCTCTTAATATGGTTACAGAATTTGAAGGAAATACTGTAATTAAAAATTTAACAGCAAATGAATTAATAAATGAATCAAAAGATGATCCAGTATTATACTTACCAATAAGAGATAAAGGATCTGTATTACTTTACTTAGACTCACATATTCACTATGTAGGTCAAAATAAAGTATGTATATATAATCCTTTAACTAATACTTATGAAGAGCCAGTTAATATGTATGATATATTTGATGCTGACTTTATTCCTGGTATGGTAGCAAATGAAGGATTAATTGGAGATTTATTTAAAACTATTAAAATATTTGGACTTAGATCTGGTTCATTTGCTTATAATATGATAGTTTTCCTAGCAAAAGCTCCTAAAAAGGCTTTTGGATTTATCTGGAAAGCATTAAAGAATATTCCTATTTTAAAATCTAAAATCGAATTTGAAAAAGAAGAAGCTATTCGTTTACAAGAAAAATTATTAAGTGACGAATTAGACCATGGAGAAGAGAAAGTTCGTGCTCTTAGATTGATTGGTATTAGAGGTTTCTTCCTTACTGCAATAACTGGTACTATAATATTCTTGCCATGGATTTTAGCTCTACAAAAGCGTAAATATTTAGCTAGTAGAATAAAATCTGTAGAAAGAGTTGAATATAATCTTGACGCTAAACTTGAGAGACTTGAAAACCAATACGAAATGGCTCGTAATGAAGGGGATAAAGAAGAAGTTAATAGAATACTCTCTCAAATACAATTAGTTAAATTCGCTAAGTTAAAACTTATAGAATATAAAAGAGAAGTAATCAAAAAAGAACGTATTAAATACAATACATTCGATAAAGATGATACTCTAACAACTAGACAACGTATAGATAAAATGGTTTCTAGTGGAGGTTTCTATAATTTAAATGGTGAATATGGTTCTAAAGTATTAGCCGACGATGGATATTAATAGTTAGTCCGGTAATTCTAGGAAAAGGAGGAAATTGATGATATATGATAAAATACGTAACGGAAATAATATTGACAATAGCAACTCGTTTAAAACTATGGAAATTAGCAATGAATCAGTTTTATCTGAATATGATAATAGAAGAAAAGAAAATGAAGATGGAAATGCAAGAATTTTACAGATCAATAAATGGTTAGAAAATTTAGCTAAAATATATCCAGATGATCAAATTATTCTAGAAGATTATAAACCATCATTTGAAGCGGAAGAGGATGATCCATTTGGTGCTGGTGAAGCTGAAGGTATGGATGAACCAGTAGGTGATGATGGAGGAGCTGAAGCAAACTTTGATGATGACCCATTCGGGGCCGGAGAAATGGGTGACATGGATTTCGGAAGTGATTTCGGAGATGCATCATTTGACTCTGCTGGAGATAATATGTTTGGCGATGATGGTGGAGGGCAAGACCCAGATGCTCCGTCTCAAAATGTAGTAGATCGTACAGTAGTAAAGCTTCAAGAATATAACATATCTAAACAGATACGTAATATCTTCCCTGAGAGATTATTAGAGCTTAAAAAGATTATAGATAATAATATAGAAGCTGTAGAGCATCGTATTTATGATAATCCATTAGTTGGAGATGTTCTACGTGATGTTGTGAAAGAATATAGATATATTTATACTATATTAGATGAATTTATAAAAGTACTACCTGATAAGACATATGAAGATATAGTAGAAGCATATGTACAATTTCACTCATCTTTATATAAATTAAGACAAGTTGTCAAAGATATAGCAGAAGGGAACAAAAAATCCTGATGCAAACAAAATTTTTGTAAAAATAGACGGTTAATATACGTTTATTTATATAAAATTGCTACTAAGGAGGTGAAATATATAGTGAAAATAATTATGGATGATTATGGATTAGAAACTTACGCGAGTAGTTTAGACGCACTTGATGCTTTCGCCGCAAACATACGTGAAAGTGACGTTAAAAATAGTGCCATCTTAGGATGGGAATACACTAGCGAAGATCTAGATATAGATGATGTATGGTCATTTGAGCCAAGTATGGAAGGTATTAAAGATCGTGTAAAAGAAATGGCTAGTAAGGCTAAATCCAATATTGTTGCATGGGCTCAAAAACTTATAGATTTAATCTTCGGTACATTTAATAGATTAATTAGAAGACAAAAAGCTAATTCTACTGTACTAAAGAAAACCTATAAAGATGCCATTACTTATATTAAATCTCTTAAAGAGTTGGAAAGTGTAGCAAAAAACTCAACTGGAACTATTAAAATTTCTGACTGGGGACGTGCAAATCTTCAAGTTATGGTTCTAATGTTATCAATTAGTTATTCTTTAACACATACAGTTAAAGAAATGAACGAATTTGTAGGTAATATATTTACAAAGAGTACAAATCAAACTGATAATAAGACTTTAATGTTTAGTTTAAACTTAAAAGTTATATTAGAATTAATAAGAAAAGTGGTTCTTATGTGTGGGTTAGTCATGTCAGTTGACGTATTTAAGGGATCATTCTATGATGATTTCAAGAATATGGGTTATGACTTTAATAAAGTTATAGCTAATGCTAGTGGTTTAAAATTTGTAAATGCTAATGTTGATATGTCTAAAGTTGTAAATGCTATCAAGACTGTATTAGATGATATAACTAATCCAGACCCTAAAAATGATAATGTATTTAATGACTTTGCACGTATTAAGGGTATTTATGAAGATGCTGATATTAAAAGAGTTAGAGCTGCTGCTCTACAATATATGACACAAAATATAGAAGCTATAAGTAAACCAAGAACATCTGAACTAGAATATAAGACTGCATATGATTATTTACTTGAAAATTTAGAGTTATTTGTGTCAGTGGCTGAAAATAATGCCGAATTATGGAAATTTGATAAACATATCAAAGAAACAGAAAACTTAAGAAGAAAAATGAACCAAGTTATACAACTTATTCGTGATGACCATGAAGAATATATGAAATTCTTACTAAATGTTATATTAGAAACTGGTGGATTATTTACAGCAATTGTAACTAATGTTGAAAAAGCTGCTAACCTTCATGATAATATAACACATAACTTTATGGATGATGCGGTTAAACTTGGAAGAGCTCTTAAGAAAATTGAAGCAAAAAGGCAATCAGATATCAATAAGAAGACTAAGAAAAATTATTCGGAGAAAGAAGAAGATCCGATAAAATAATATAAAAAGGAGGTCAAATAATGACTAACGAAAAAAAAGATTTATTTGTTGCTTTAGGATTAGCTGCAGATGAAAGTATATCAAATGAATCAGTTTATAATCCTAAAAGCGAAGATGAAATGACAGCTTTAGAATCATTAGATGCTAAAATCGCAATATTAGAGGAGATTGATAAATCATTCGAAGAAACTGAAGAAGCATCAATGGAATCTGTTAAAGCTGAATTGGAAACTTTAACTAATGCAATAATATATAAAGATTTAAAATACACAGGTGATACATCTGAAGCATATTTTGAAAGTTTATCAAATGAATTTGGTGTATCTGTTGAAGGAATAAAGGATATAGCTGCAAGTGGTTATGATGCTATTAAAACTATTTTAAGTAAGATGCTAGAAGCTTTCAAGAAAATGCTTGGATTTGGTAGAACTGAAAAGAAAATTTTATCAACTACTGAAGCAAAATTAAAAAGAGTAAAAGATTTAGATGCAGCTGGTTCTAAAGTTGATCCTAAAAAATTAGCAAAAGTAATAGGAGTTAGTGTGCTATTATCAGTAGCATTCTCTGAAAAAACTGGTAGTGATCAATTTAACAATGTTGCTGAATTAGCCGACTATTTCCATGCATATCCACAATATAATGAAATAGTAACATATGCAATAAAAGTTGGTTATGATCATCATGTATTAGCATTCGATGACGGTATGAATGCAGTCAAATATTCTGCTTATGATTCAAATGGAAAGTTAATTGAAGCAGTTAAAGAAATTGAAGCTATGGCAAATAAAGTTACAAAATCAACAGATGAAAATTTCGGTACAGGTAGAGCAATATTAGGTTTAATTAAGTTAATGAGAAAATCTGATGCTGAAGGAACTATTAACTTGAATATTAAAATACTTACTAAAAAACTTGATCCTAAAAGCAGTAAAGTTGGTAATCTTACTAAAGATGATATAACTGCTTTTAAAGCAGAAAAAGAAAAACTTGAAACATTAAACTCTATTAGAAAAAGCAATATTGCAGATTTTGTTTCATTAGCAAAACCAGTAATGGGATATAAAGGAAAATCTGCATAAGTGTTATAAAATAATAAATAGGAGGAATAATAAATGGTAAATAAATTTATGTTAGAAAAAATTCAATCTATATATATGCCAACTGTTGAATCAGTTCAACCATTTGATGATGAATATGATGAAAGTTTGGAATCATATAGCGAAGAAGATTTGGATTTATTAGAATGTGAGTTACATGATGAAATGATAGCATCTCAAGAAGCTATTACTCCTGAATTATGTAATTTAGAAGCTACTATAGTACTAGAATCTGTAGGTTTATCACTTGCTGAATTTAATGAATATAATGGTAGACTATCAATGGCAGGAGTTAAAGAAGCTGCAATGGAAGCTAAAGTTACAGCTGATAGTGCTAAAAAATCTATATTACAAAGAATTATAGGTTTATTCTGGACAGTTATAGATAATATAGCATTTAGTCATAGCAAATTAATGAAATATGCAAAATTATTAGATAAATATAGAAGACAATTAAGAGATAGAAATTATACATCTCCAGAAAAAGAAGAAAAAGTTAAATTATATCAAACTAATGTCACTGAATTAGTTAAATTAATGAATGAAAATGGTAAAATATTTGATAAATTCAAAGAGTATGCATCATATGATAGTAAAGGTTTATCTGCTGCTACATTAATGTCATATGTTTATAGAGTATTTAGTGGTATTGGTGTAACTATAAATACTAGTACAGATAAAATAGCTAGTCAATTTGAAGAAAAATTGAAAAATATAAAAAAAACTTCTGGAGGTTCTCAAAAAGAAGTAGTGCTATCAGCTACATCTAAAAATGATGTACTTTCTAATAGTGATGAAGTAATAAAAGCTATGGAAGGAATTAGATTTAAAGCTTTTAGAGAAAATTACAAGAAATATAAATCTAAAGTTCAAAATGCTATTAAAGGTGAATTAGATAATACAAATGAAAACACTGCAAAGAAAGCTATTCAAGCTGATTTAGATAGATGTATAATACTATTTTCATCATATAAAAAATATAGTAAAGCGTTTACAACACACGCGTTAAATAGTATTAAAGAAATACTTAAAGATATGGCAACTTTACTTGATTCTAAATCTTTCGGAAAAAAGAAAGATGCAGAAAAAAAAGAAGAAACTAAATAGGGAGGATTATAAACCATGAATGAAATAAATTACTTTAGCCCTGAGCTATTAAAAAGCATGAACCCTGCTTTAGAGTCAATGAGTTCATTCTCTAAAAGTGGAGCTACAAGTTTTGGAGGAGACAACTGGTCATTAATTGGAACATTTTCTCAAGAATCTGTTGGAAAATTAAATGCTCTAATGTCTGCTTACAAAACTTTCGGATTATCATCTGGACATATTACTCAAAAACAAGCAGAAGATATATACATGGAAAACTTGAACAATGGAATAGAAAAATTTGTTAAGGAATGTACTGTTTCTAATAAGAGATTTGGACAACTTCCAACTGAAGTTCAAGCTATCATGAAACCTTTACAAAATATGAAAACTGCTGTAGAAAATAAATTAGATAAATTATCTGAAGCAGATAATAGATCTGTAAGATTCGCATTAAACTTTGAAAAGAAACAAGTAGAAAATGCAATGGAAAAAGTATTATTTGGTATCTGCTCTAACTTAATAGATAGAGAAATAAATGCTAACCCATTCGCACCTGCAATGGAAAGTGGATACTCTTATCAACAAACTATTCCATATCCAAAATTAGAAGCTCCAGTTCAATGGGTAAACTCAGCTGCAACTGTATATCCAAAAGTAGCTAAAGTTAAATCTTTACTTAACCCATTCACATCTGTTGTAATCCATTCTCAAGAAATATGGTATGTTCCATATGATGAAAATAACATCAAACAACTAGATAAAGCAGTTAAAAGAGAAGATTTATTCTCTGTAATGGATCCTGCTAAGGCTGGATTTGATATGGACGCATTCTTTGGATCTCAAACTAGAGAACTTACAGTATTAGCTCAAGATTTCAATAAAATACTTGATTTCCAAAAATCTGAAATATATAACCCTGAAAATAACACATTAACAACAGGAGGAGCTGTTAAATCTGGTGCTCAATGGAAAACTGGTACAGATCTTAAAGCTTTCTTAGGAGCAGATGAACAAGTAAGATCTGACTTCAGAATTACTGGAATAGCAGTTGCTGGAGAACCTAAATGGGCTACTCAAGAATTATATGATTTAAGAAGTGGAAAAGTATTAGCTGACGCTTTTGCTGAAATGTATGATAAAGGTAAAGTATTACCTTGGGAATACGCACCAGGAAAAATCTATTTCATATCTTTATTATGGGATGGACAACCTCAACACTTAACAGTATCAGTTTCTAAATCAGACAACTCAATGCCTAATATAGAAGCTATTAAATTTGAATTCAAATTAAATGACTTATTTAACCAATTCAAAACTAGACTTGATATAGAAATCAGAACTAGAAGAACTGTTCTTTCTGCTGGAGCAGTAGTAAGAAAAGATATTCCAAACTTAGCTGAACATTTCTCTATAATAGATGAAAGACAAGGTGGAAGCATCTTAACTAAACTTACAAACTTAACAGCTGAAAAATCAGCTCATGAAAAAGAATATGTATGGTTCAAAGGATATACTGATATGACTGAAAGACTTGCTGAAGAATATAAAGTAACTCCTTATACTAAGAACAGTACTACTCTTTATTGTGAAATGGCTACTGATTTAGATATTAAAGGTGAAGTAAATAAAGACCAAGCTATCAGATATGCTTTAGGAAATGCTTTAAGAGGTATCAAAGCTAAACTAGATATCAGAGCAAATTCTAACATAGATGTACAAACAAATATGCTTGGACATACAGCTTCATTACTAGCTTTAGATAACTTCGTAACTCCAATCGTTGGAACAGTTAATGAAGAATCAAATGGACAATTCTTAGGAGTTGCTCAACAAGCTAGAACATCTGTTTTAACATTAGGAACAGATACAAATAACCCTGTAAACTCTGTAGTAGTAGGAACAGACAAAAATGATATGTCTGCAGATCCATATGCAACAACTCCAGTAGCTGGAACTCCAATTACATGGAAAGCTCCAGAAGATGTAGAATATATGATGTATGTAATTCCTGAATATAAGGAAACAAACTTAGAAACTCATATGTTAGTAGAAACACCTACAAAAGTTCAAGCAGATGGAAACTTCAGATCAGCTAGAAGACCATTCGTACCTAACATTCAAATAGAATACACAGCTAAATACTTTATCGCAAGAGAAAGTTCAGCTAAATTCTTCATTAAAGGTATCAATGTTCACTATGCTGGATAATTGTGCATAATACTCGGAGTCCTTCGGGACTCCGTTTATGTACTGTCTTAATATACTATAAAGGAGTTAGATATGCAAAATAATAAATACGAAACTCTAATATATGGTTATGATGCTATAGAGACAAAACCAATTAAATATGATACTAAATTAGATATAGTTGGTCTTGAATCTATGAGTAGTAGTGTCCCGACTAATGCTAGTGTTGCTACTCAATACTTTATGAAGGGATTATCTGAAGATATAGTTGATAAACTTAAAAGAGGTATATATTACCTTATATTTGAAATAGAAGCAATCGACCACACTAAACCTACAGCCAACGGAAGGCTATACCCGAAGGAGCCATTCTATAAAGGTTTATGTGATTATTCATTTCAAAATAAGTTAAGACTTGGTGCGGTACCTGGTAAATTTGCCCTATTATACAGTGATGTGTGATAGAAACGTGACTCAACGCTGGAACGTCCTAAAGTTCATACGCCTATATGGAACCGAAAGGTAGAAACAAGGTATGAAATAGTATATGGTGAAATAAAAGCTCAGAAATGAGTCCTAAGTACTAATGACAATGGATAATCAGCACCTATTTATATAGGTACAACGATTAGATAGAAATATCGTAGATCCCAAGCGGGAAGAAATGTCACGACCTTAATAAAAATTAACAAGAAAAACGTATACGAAGGAGTATACATATACTAATATAAGAAAATATACTAGACCGTGAGAAATCTAGTATATTAACTTGGGACTTATAACCTATGCGGCTATAGAGTCCCAAAATGCTAATTCTTTAGAATAGAAATCGATATAATAATTAGTATCATCTCTATCTAAATCATTAGTCGAATTATTAAGTTTAAGCTTATTTGTATTAATTTGATTATTACAAAATGTCTTTATCTTATTAATTCTATAATCTAGCGAGTGAGACTTATCAGAAAGAATTGATCCGATAACCATATTTCTTTCATCTAAAACTCTGTCGCCAATATAGGGATAAAACATAAGTTTCACCTCTCTTAATATTATATAGATTAAGAAAGTATTCGACGCAACTATAATACTTTCTTTATAATACTAATATAGTATATGTAATCGTTAAA